CTAATTGTTTGTACTAGAGGGTTCTTCATCTTGACCCTCCATTCCTAATATATTCATAATCATTTCTAATCTCCTTTTAGCGAGGTACTCGTCTGGTCGCCACACCAGATAAATCCTAAAATGTCTTACCATTCATGTGTCAATGACCTATGAAGGCGTTGTACTGGACGAGTAATTGGTGGAGGTGTTGGGTATCGCACCCAAGTCCTGTCCATCTTTCAATCCGTATCAACGAACTATACTTTATTTATAACATGATTCGTTTGAGTTTGTCAAGTCTTAATTGAAAAACTTGTTCCACACCCACATGAAGAGTGTGCATTAGGGTTACTTACTGTCAAGTAAGAACCACCAAATTCTTTTATGTAGTCTACAGTACAACCAAGTACAAACATCTCGGCCATCTTATCTAACACTAGTATGTCATCTATCAAAGTTCCCTTGTCAGTTGTGTCTGTAGTTTCCCACTTATATTCGAAACCAGCACAACCACCACCCTTGACAGATAATCTCGCATAGGTGTCATCTGACTTAGATACCATATCAGTTAGATAATCTTTTGCATTTTCTGTTAGTGTTATCATGTGTCACTACTCACTATGTTACCTTCAAATACTTGTTTTAGTAATTCACCAGATATGCAATATGCTTTGTCTGGTTTTAGTTTACCTCTAAAATTATGATATGCAGCCGTAAAGTATTTATTAGGATTTAACTCTAAAGTTTTCACACAAATTTCTCTTGAGTCATATGGTTTTTCAAATGCAAATAAATCAGTTCCTAGTTCTGGATTTGCAGTAACCATTGTAACTATTATAAAAAACTTATCTAACATTAAATTCTTGTATAACCTCTTCTAACATGGGTATGTATTCATGTTTCTTTTTGATAAACTCTTGTACTACCCCATCTTCAGTAACCACTAGAATAACAACTTGTTCAATTGGTTTTCCAGTTCGTTCTTCAAACATCTCTGCATATGCAGATGCTTGTATATAATAGTTTTCATTCCATTCATCACTACGTTCTTTAGTTGATGTCTTGAAATCTATTATTGATAGTTTACCATTGTACTCTGCAATACAATCTACTCGCCCTGCGACTTTGTATTTGTCTGAATATAACCCACACTCTTGAGCATGAATATTGTCAACATTGTCCAAAGTTTCTTTTGCGAGTTGTTTGAATAGACAGTACGCAAGGAATTTCTTTTTGTGTTTCTCTTCATCAAAGTCATTGTTTAAATAGTCCTCACACATATGGTGAACAGCAGTTCCACGATTTGCAGCTTTCACTGCAACATAGTTTGCAACCTCATCACCAACACGTTTTCTCCACTCAAACAAACCCTTTTTATTTCTCACTGATAAGACTGTAGTGATAGACGGATATAGATTTCCGTCTGGTGTTTCATAAAATCTTTTCTTATCTATTGTTTGAGTTTTTAAATCTTCAAGTTCAATTGGTACATGACAAAATGTTTTCATTAGTAAAATCCTCTTCCATAGGTCTCATAATCATTACGAAATCCCCACCCATTACCAACTGAATTTTTATAAACCATCCAACCAGTAATTATATATTTTCTCTCATTTGGTGCGTTGACTCCGTGATGTAAGTGTGTCCAACCAGCAGGCCAAATATAGAAGTTACCAGCGATTGGTTTCGCAGTATAGTTTTGATGTATAAAATGTGTTCCACCACCATCTTTAACATCGTTTAAGTAAATCATCCATGCGAATACTCTATGTAGAGAATTTTTATTACCATCATTTTCGCAGTGTACATGATAATAATAATTATCTGGTTCATATCTCATCAGTTGACATATGGGTAATACCTCCCATTCACCTATACTATCATCAATGTGTGGAAATTTTTGTTTGTATTCTTTTATGGCGTTTACAAGCGTATATTCCAAACCAAAACCATTCGGATTAGGATTACGAAAATTAATGTCTAAAGGTATCTCTAAATTATCTAACTCTTTATCACCAGCCCCGCCAGGTCTTGCTAGGTGTTCATGTCCATCAAAAAAATTAATTATATCGGTGCATGATTGTTTGGGATATGCACCGATAATCTCATGAATAAATTGCATACATTAAATCATTTTCTTCGCAGCTGCAGTGGTTTCCTTATTTCTGCGAGTCCAACCCTTTCCAAATGTTTTGAAGTGTTTTAGTTTTTTGTAATATGCGAGTCGGTCTTTTTGATACTTTTCGATTGCACCTTTTAGACCCTCTTGTTTTACATAGGTTTCTACTGCTCGTAGAGTTGCAGGCCCGATTGCACCATCAGCAGTTGCACCTACCATCTTTTGCAAATACTTTGCAGCCCTACCTGTACCAGCGTTCACACCAAAATCAAAAACGCAAAGGTCAAGACCAGATGGTAGTTGGTCACCCTTTACACGATTCCAGTAGTTCTTTTTATAGATGGGTGCAACATCAGAAACCTGTAGTCGTTCCATCTGATCTAAAGATACTGTTCTACCGATCCACTCCTCATACACTCTCTTAGTGACACCTAAGTTAGTAGCACCGCCGGGGTCTTCTGGATGATTCACATAACCGCCTTCGTGATGTAATATCATCTCTAAACAATGTTGATAATTTTTTTCCATTAAACTTCCTCTCGTTTATCTTATTATGGCATTAAATGCAACCACTATTCTGTCTTTGTCACCTTTGTATATAGCTTGGTAGTGACTCAAAAAAGATGGAAATATTACTAATAATCCATCTTGTGGTTTCACTCTGTATTGACTCATATTATTTAGGTATAAATTTCCACGATCTATATATGTAGATTTTACAGGATTTTCAAACACTGTATCTCCACTATTTTTATCTCCAGATTGTAAATAATAAATACCACACCAACTACAACTAGGGTGAATATGACTTTCATGCACACCATTTGTTTTTGTTATATGATACCAACTTTCTCTGTAATTAATGTCGTAGTCAACATCCTCCATTTGTATTGTGTTTATGGTTTTTTTAATGCAATCATCAATCCACTCTCTAACATCTTTAATAATCATTGCATTACCATTTAAAAAATCAAATTTAGACTCAACTAAATTGTGTTTTACATTAGGTGCAACATTTGATTCTATACCCTGTGTTTTTTTTGACAGAATGTATGCAGTCAAAGTATTAATGAGTTGTTTGTTCTCATAGAACGCCATTGGAATTTGGAAAGTTGCGTTTACACCATTCATTTCTATTTCTCTACTGCTTTGATGTTGAGATGAATAAATCTAAATTTTTCTAGTCCCTTGTCAACAGTGAAACCATGTGTTAAATACGATGGGTGTAATATCAAAGTGCCTGGGTATACGTCAAAATATATAAACTCATTCACATTTGATATCGTAGATGTATCTTTGTCTTTTAACTTTAACGCCAAATGTTTTGGTCTTGGGTCTTGAAACATTGGTTTGGGTGTTTGTTCACTACACTTCAAAAAGAAAAGTGCAGACACATGAGTATTTGAATGATTATGAAAATAATGATATGCACCACTAGATGAAAACTGTTGAGCCCAACTGTCAGTATAGGTCAGATTGTATAAGTCTATGTCATAACCCATATCATCTAACATCCAACGAGTTTTTGTCATTATGTGGTCATGGAAAAATTTCAATCTACTATCACCAAGTAATAAGTCACTTTGATAGATAAGCTCAGATAGTTCAGCATTCTTAATATATGGGTCACATATATGATTTATTTCACTTACCCAATCTGGTTTTTCCTCATGATAAATTGGAGTGCAAAAATACTCGTCTTTGTTCACTACTCTACTCCGATACCCAACTTAGTTTTCTGTATCAGATAGTTTCTCACGAAACCAGAGCGCACTATGTCACCTATGTTGAACTCTACACAATTAAACTCTTGCATCTCCTCAAGTATTCTGAGAAAGTCATGTAGACCATTTCTCTCACTTGTCTTTGATAAATCTGTCTGCATAAAGTCACCACAGAACATAATCTTGGAGTCTTGTCCTACTCTAGTGACTATAGTGTCAAGTTCATGGAAGTTTAGATTCTGACACTCATCTACTATGATGATTGAGTTATCGAATGTCAAACCTCTTAGGAATGATGTTGATAGAAAATAAAAACTACCTTGTTGTTTCAATCTATCGTATAACATATTAAATGCTTGTTCATTCGCCTGTTTGAACATAAACTTTACCATGTTCTGATATGGAACTTGATAGAGTGCAGCCTTATCTTCTTCATCGCCTGGAAGAAACCCTATCTCCCTTGTTGGTATAAGTGAACGTACCAACACTACTTTATCATACTTGGTATCATCTCGTAACACTTCAGATAGTGCAAGATAGAGTGATATAAAAGTTTTACCTGTACCAGCACTACCAAACATAAACTGGTGTTGACCTTTTGCATAAGAGTCAAACACTAATTTCTGATTGTCTGTGATTGGTTCTATTTTTACTAAATCTGTATTTGTAATATCTTTCTTTGCCATGA